GCGCAATTCCTTCGTTCATTCTTCATCGACCTCGATGTTGGAGATAGAAAAGGATACGCTACTAAAGAAGACGCACTTACTAGTTTGCGAGAGTTCGTGGAAGCAAAAGAACTCCCCCCGCCGGTCATCATCGACTCAGGTACAGGAATCCACGCCTACTGGCTCTTTGACGAAGACGTAGCGGCGACTGAGTGGAAGCCTTACGCTGAGAAGTTCAAAGCGTTCTGCCTTGAATCATTAAAGATAGACCCTGTAGTCACGGCTGACCTTGCGCGTATTCTGCGCTGCCCAGACACGCTTAACTACAAGACCGACCCACCGTCACCCTCCGCTGTACTTAGCGATGAGATTTACGTCTACTCTTTTGATGCGTTCAAAGAGTTTCTAGGCATAGAAGAGATCAACTTAGCGGCGGCTGACGTCTTAAAGAGTATTCCGAAAGGGCTCGACGAAGAGACTAAGGCTCTCATGAAGTTGGACAACTATGAGACGGTGTTCGACAAGATCGCAATACGCAGCATGGAGGGGGATGGGTGTGAGCAAATCAAGTGGGCAATCGAGAACCGCCGAACTTTGCCTGAACCAGTGTGGACAGCCGTGCTGTCAATCGCACAACACTGCGTCGATAGAGATGAAGCAATCCATGCACTCTCCTGCGACTACCCCGGCTATAGCTGGGAAGAAACAGAAAAGAAAGCCAACCAGCGGCAAGGCAAGCCTTATTCTTGCGAAGTGTTTGACAACGTCAACCCCGATGTCTGTGATAACTGCAAGCACCGAGGCAGCATCACCAACCCGCTTGCTCTCGGAAAGACAATCAAGATTGCTAAAGCGGAATCAGTTCGGACGGACGAGGATACCAAAGGTATTTCAAAAAGCCTGATCGTAGACCACCCGCAGTACTTGTTCCCGTACTTCAGGGCAGAGAACGGCGGCATTTACTTTCAGCCGCCCCCGACTAAAGATAAGAAGGGCAACAGGATTGAGCATGACCCAGAATTAATTTTTGAGCATGAGTTGTTTCCGGTAGAGCGTCTGTACAGTAAGACAGAAGGCGCCATGATGCTTATGCGTTTGCTGCTGCCGAAAGACCCACCCAAAGAGTTCTTGCTTCCTGTCAGGATTCTTCAGTCAACGGATGAGCTGAAGAAGTCTTTACTGTTTCACGACATCATCCCTTTGCCTCACTTGATGGTACATATGATGGGTTATTTAAATAAATGGGGAAAGTATCTAGCCAGCACCGTACCTGCTGAGATCGTTCAGATGCAGATGGGCTGGACAGAAGTAGTTGATGGCAAGCGGCTGGGCGACGAGTTTGTTGTTGGCAACCGGATGGTTAAGCGTAATGGCACCGTGGTTAAAGCCGCTGTTGCTCCGGCAATCCGAATTATCTCTAAGATTTTTGACCCACGAGGGACATTTGAAAAATGGCAAGAGTGTGTACAGGAGCTGAATCGACCATCGATGGAGCTACACGCCCTTGGTGCGCTTACCGGCTTCGGTGCGCCCTTAATGAATCTGACTTCTACAAGTGGCGTAATTTTGTCGTACACCGGGGAATCGGGCAATGCGAAGACTGGTGCTTTGATGGCAAACCTAAGCACGTGGGGCAACCCGAAGGATATGTGGGTGCTGGACGCGACACAGAATGGGTTAATAACGCGGTACGTTACATTCAAAAATATTCCGTACGGTTTAGATGAAGCGCATAACAGACCAGCAGATGAAGTAGCCAAGTTTGTCCACGCAGTCTCACAGGGCAAAGCCAAGATCAGGATGCAGGGATCGATCAACGCTGAGCGAGAGCATGAGTTAGCAGCTTCTTCAATAGCGATGCTTACATCCAACCAGCCGATGCTAGACATCATCATGCAGAAGAAGAGCTACGCCAACGGCGAGATGGCACGGTTGATTGAGTTAATGATTGATAAGCCTAGCGCCATGACTGAAGACCCTCATCTGGGACGGCGCGTGTTTGACCCGCTACGCTACAACTACGGTCATGCTGGCATCAAGCTGGTGCAGGGGTTCTATACGCTGGGGGAGCAAGACCTGCTAGACCGCATAGCTTATTGGTTGGCACGGTTCGAGAAAGACTTTGGGCTGGACGATATCTACCGCTTCTACAAAGATTATGTTTGCGCAGTGTTCACGGGCGGCATGGTCGCTAACGAGTTCAAGATCGTTGACTTTGAGTTGAACCGGATTTACGACCGCTTGCTGTATGAGATGATTAACCTACGTGACAACGTAGTTAAACTGGGGCACATGGATTATGAAGGATTGGTCGGTGAATTTATCAACAAGTACTACACAGGCTTCCTTGGAATCAACGACGGAAAAGTCACATACGAGCCCCGAACATCTCTTGTTGGCCGCATGGATGTCGCGCTCGGACAAGTCTTTATCTCTACGACTGAGTTTAAAAAGTATCTTGGAGAGAAACAACTTAGTTCACGGGAATTTGAAAAAGCCATGAAGGATAAAGGCATCCTGCTCGGTATGAAGAAGATGCGGCTGGACTCCGGCTGGAAGGGTGCTTTTAGTATGCTCGACAAAAATATGAACGTAAACTGCTATGTCTTTGAAACCAAAATCCCAAGTTCTTTCTTTGACGCCGATAGACATGGAGCAACTGACGGAGGAGCCTGAGTGGGTGTTTCCGTATGCCTACATGCAGCCGGGGGATAGTTTCTTTATCCCTACGCTGCGCCCCGCCCAGATGATCTACGCCGCTGACACAGCGGCGAAGAAGGCAGACATCCGTGTAAAGATTTATACCTGTCACAAGGACGGTCATCTAGGCGTACGGGTTTGGCGTATGGATTAGAACTCATACCCCATGGCTTTGTACATATCTACTAGTTGCATCTTGAGCAGGGACTGCTGTACACGGTTTGCTTCTAGTAGATCACGCTTTGTATTGTAGTCGTAGTCGGTGCTTCGTCTAATTTCTTTTGCTTCGCTACGCAGGTCTTTAAGTTCACCGTTAGCATCGCCTTTGTACTGCTCGACCAAGAATTCATCCAGTGGGTTATCCGCAAGATACTTGTAGTACATCTCTATGTCCGACTGCTCCAACTCTTTGAGCCGGTCTTTGCGCCGATCTAAGTCCTTCTCAATCTTGTTCCACATTCTCGCGTCATAGTCGGAGCGCGTTCCAATAAAGCCGGACAGGATCAAACTGTCTTGCTTTAATATTTCTGTTGTAGACCGTTCTGACCCCATGCCGATGGTAAACATATTCCACCCAGCCGCGCCAACTTTTGCCAATGCATCTATATAGGCAGACGCGAAGAAGTACATTTCATTAGGCCCAAAGTCAAACCCAGTGGTTCTAAAAAGAGCTATTGATAGGTCTTTATACATTTTAGGTACGTTGTCTGCACCCGTATACACACTGCCATTTGGCCCTTGACGGTTGTTGTAAATCTCTTGTCCAAGAGAGTTATAGTTCATAGCAAACTCAACAAGCGGCTTAAGCGGAGCTGGGGCCACCGAGTCAATAATAAATTCACTGGGCTTTTCTATGATGCTGCCTCTTGAAACAGGCAGTGGCAGGAACGAGTCCATCAGGATCGGCACCATGTTTGCCAGCACTTCAGTAAACTTAGTGTCGGAGTTCCCCAGCGAGGCTATCTGAGCGCCAAGTGCAGCAAACGCACCCATACCGAAGCCCCACGGGATTGTAATGATGTCGTTAACTCCGGGACCGATAAAGAACCGAGCGTCGCGCATCCAGCGAGACATGTCGTCTGTAGCTACACGGTTACGTCCAAAGTCATCCTCACCCGCCCCGGCGTACGCAAGGTAGTACATGGCTACGCCAAATCCAAACAACACTGCGGAAGTATTTTTACCGCGCTCGGCTTGCTCAATAAACTTCTTGGTGAACTCTTCGCGGTTGCCCTTGGTTCGCAGTTCTGTGGGTAGCTCAGCCCATGCACGATCAGCCGCTGCCTTATACCCGCCAAACACAGAAGATATAGCGGGAGCTAGAGACTCAGTAACACGCACGGCACCGGTAGCTGACGCGCTAAAGAACATAAACCACGCGCCCATCTGATTGGCCTTTAAACCTCTTTCTTCGAAGTTAGCCAGACCTTTAGCAAACGCTGCCGCTGGTTTATTGGCAGCTTGTTCGGCATCAGCACGGCTCATACCCTTCTTCATGAGTTTGCCAATTTCTTCTGACTTGCGCATCTTGAACGCAGCGGCGCGGCTAGTGAATTCAAACGCCGCCATGTAAACATCGAAGAACTTGGTGACATTCTCAAGCCCTTTAGCTGTAGCTGATTTGTTTGCCTGACCTAGCAGGTCACGAAACTGCCCCTTAGAAGTAAAGCTGCTGACGTAGGCAATGTCGCCGCCGTTCTGCAAGTAGTCAAGCAGGTCTTTGACGTGGCCCGATTTATCTTTAGCTAATAGTTCTTTCAGACGTGGGTTCTTAGACGGATCAGCGCCGCCTTCGTAAAACGCTTTAGCAACAGCACCCGACTTGTAGAAGCCGTTGGACACTACGTAGTTGGCAATTGAGCCAACGTAGTTAGCCGCCGCGCCGGGGGTCATATCAATACTTATATTAAATGCGTTAGCCAGCATGTCACGCACGAAGTTCTTAGGTGCGAACGCTACGTTGTAGCGCGTATGGGTCTGCCCCATGTAGCTGGTGAAGGTGTTTAGCTTATCTATTATTCCGCTGCCTGTTTGGTACGTCTTACGGATAGCGTTACGCAGCCGATCGTTTTTAACCGATATAACAGCCACTTCACCTTCTGGCATGTAATACAGGAACACGTTTTGATTGCTCATTAGTTTGAGCAACTCCGGGTCTGACTTTATGTTGTACCGATCTTGAAACGAAATCGTCTTGATCTTCCCATCTATTAGTCCGGTATTAACTAAGTTGTACAAGTTCTTAGTCACGTCCTTGCGTCCAGACCTCGAAGCGGCTACTGCCGCATCAGCCATCATTGTAAGAATCGGGTTGTCAGGCAGCGTGTAGCGCCCCTCCTGCGTATATTCTTTCTGCTGAAGCTCGCGTCCAAGCGCCTGCTCACCGCCGTAGAACAAGTCGGCATCTTTATCTTCTACGGGCTTACCCTTGTATGTGACGTAGTTCTTATAGCCATAAAAGTCTACGAGATTATCAACCTGCGGCGACCAGTAGTTAGCCTGCTTGTTAAGCATGATAGTAACTTCAGACAACTCGCGAAGCTTTGCCAAGACGTCATCCATCATCTTCTTTTCAGCTTTGTTTTGGTCAAACGTAGCCAAGTGCCTCTGAACATCGGCGGGTTCTAGCCCAGCTAGAACGCTGTAGTTACCGTGTGATATATCAAATTCAGGTACGTTCTTACCTTCTTTGCCCGGGTCGAGGTTATTCTTATCAGCAACTATCTTATCCAACAGCTTGCGGTATTCCTGCGCCAGCGTTTTAGGCGTAATACCTAACTTAGCAGCGTTGTCTTTTAAATCAGTCTTTGATGTTAGTTCAGCAAAAATCCTAGTGCGGGCTGTATCGGGACTGATTGCTGTGCCGTACCAGTTTATGTTGTTTATGTCCGAGCGTAGCGGCACCTTCCTCAAATACTTAACGGCGCGTACTTCGCTCTCGTGCATCACGGTACCATAGGCTGACAGGCGTTTTAGTACCGTGTCGATTGACTGCCCAGTCTCTTTAGCGATATCAACCAGCATCTCATTGATCTGGTCTATGGTTGGATTGACGTAAGTGTTGTAAAAATTACGGAAGTTGCCTGCTCCCAAAGATATGGAGTCGTAAATGTTATTGGCTTCCTTCTCGTTACCAACAACAAGCAGCCCGCTACGGTCTAATTGGCGCTGGAAGTCTTTAACAGGGTACTGCTCATTCTGATATTGCCGAGCGAGTTCCTTAGCCCGGCCCGATAGCCCACCTGTGAACCATGACTTAATTGAACCAAAGAACCCTTTGGGCTTTTCAGGCAGCTTCTGACCCTCAATAAATTCTTCTGTGGTCTTGCCTGCGTACTCCCCAGCCTTCTTGGGCTCCCCCATAAACGATACGCCCTCGGCTTTGCCGGGAGTCTTGGCACCGCCTTCGAATGGGCCAGTCAGCATCGTCTGGATGTTTTCTAGAACTTGGCTCGACACATTGTCAGCCTTGATACCAAGCAGCTGCATGACACGTGTAGCGAATTCTCTAAGCGCGTTCTTAACCTGTAGGACTTTACTGAGCGGCGGCATCTGGGCCATGTCAGCTACGAACTCTGAGTTAGAAAACGCTTGAGCGAGGAACTCTTTGAGGGTGCCGATCTCGTACTTCTTGCCTAGCTTATTCTTGACGTGCTCATGCAACTTGCCGAGGTTGTCCAGAGCAATCTTCTGGATCGGGGTCAAGTTCTGTGGGTTGTCCACCGCACGGTCAGTGATGAAGTGCGCGTACTCATGCAGCACCACCACGTCGAGCATTGTTTCACGTGGAACCTTTGGATCGATTGTGATTGTTTCAGTCGCTGGGTCGTACATGCCGGGGCGGTTGCCCTCTACCTTACCGATCACGACGGTTGGCTTGATACCCAGCTGACTTAAGACTTTCTCGATCTGTGAGGCGAACAGCTTGGTGGCTGGGTCGGTATAGCCGGTCTTGACGGCACGTAGGATCGAATTGGTATCGCCAGAACGCAGAGCGGCTACAGTCTCCCGCTCAATGATATTCTCGCTTTCCTTCTTCTCTTCAACTTTCCTAGTCGTAACCGGCTGCGCTTCGCCTTTCTTAGCGGTGGCAACCGTAGTGCCAGCCTCGGCAGCAGCTTTCTTACGGGCTTCCCGAATATCGGAGGCCCTCTTCTTGCCTAGCTTGCCAACACCCTTAATCTCTGCCGCAAGAGTTTCTTTACGCTTGGCTTCAACCGTTTTCTTTTGATCTTCAGATAGCGACTCAACAAATTTATCGCGTACCCGTTTTCTACTTTTAATGTGTGGCTTAAACTCTTTGGCAGCGTTATCAATAGCGGTTTCGCGCTCGCTTTGCGTCATCCGTCCCAGAATGTCGTAGATCGTTACTTCTTCTGGCTTGGCAGATGGGATGCCAAGCTTTTTGTTCTCTTCAACTTTAGCTTCATTAGCATCATTTTCAGCTTTTATCTGCTCGGCGTAAGTTGTCTTGAGGGTAGATAGCGCGGCGTCAAACTCATCAAATGCGGCTTCAGCGCCAGCAAAGTTTATTGCCTGATTAATATCTTTAGGCGGCGCTCCGCGTGTGCCTACCTTAGAAGCTACGAACGGCTTATGTTCTTTAGTTAGCCCTGCCTCAGTTGGCGCAGCTTTCTCTTCTTCGAGCTTAACTACGCGCTTGGAGGGGGTGAAGGGTTTTTCCTCTTTTTTCGGTTCTGCTTTGACGGTTTCAAGGGTTTGAGTGACATCGGCTTTTTCCTCTGGTATTACTTGTTGCAAGCTTGTAATAGGAACGGTGCGCAGAAGCTCGCCCATCTCATCTTTTATGCTTATGTCTGCGCGATTACCTGAAGTGTTTAATATCGTAACCGGAGTGCTACCTCCAAGCTCGTTTAAAATTGCGGGGCCCGGTACTAATGCAGCTGGCTGCGCTCCTTCTGCCACAGCAGCTGGTTCAATAGGTCCTCCAGCAGGCACCACTCCAGCGGGTTCAGGTGCTTTAATTCTTGTGGCGGGCTCTCCCACTCCTGATGCAGAACTAACAACGCTAGGCTGATCTCCTGCGGGGATAGCTTCAATAGGCTTGACACTTTCAACCCCCTTTAAATCCGTATTAAGTAGGTCTTGAATTCTTTCTAGATAGGGTAAAGCCAGCTTATTGCCATTTGAATCAAGCCCAGTTTCAAGCATACGCTCGTAGCGATACTTAGCTTCTTCGGGGGTTTCATCCTCACGTTTCGGAGGAGGCAGGGCTGCTTCCCGGGGGGCTCCAACAGCCGCGTCTACAGCCGCAAGTGGGTCAGCTTCTATTGCTGGTGCAGCGGGGGGCGTTTGATTAAGCTGTGCCGCAGCCGCCTGTTGTTCAGGTGTAAGAACGCCAAACGGTAGATTAGCCGCGCTTTCAGCGGCTTGGGCTTGTGCCTGTACAGCTTCGGCTTGAGGAACTATAGCAGCAGCGGTTTCCGCAGCAGTCTGTGTAGCTTGCTGGGCTTCTAGTTCTTTACGGGCAGCGTCAGCTGCAAGAGCTTGACTTGTTTCAATCGCCCCGATACCCGCACCCGGAATAAAGCCAAGCGCCGCGCCTAGTGTAGCGGCACCCGCCACACCTTTTGTTGGGTCAATCCGTGGGTCGTATTCTTGAGCAGCCGCGCGTCCAGAGTATTCGGTTACACCTTCTTCAAAGCCTTCTTGCGCTGATTCAAATAAGCCTGTTTTGATCGCTCCGCCTAGGGTAGAACCAGCTAGTTTCCTACCACCTACACCAGCTAAGAATTTTTCAACACCGAACGCACCGGTTGCGCCGCCGACTAAAGCAGGGACAAACGACGCACGCCGGGCCGCAGTACGCGCAGCGTCTTCTTTTACTTTCTCTAGCGGTATGCCTTTTTCTACTTGACTACGAATAAAGTCGTTCTCTAAGAGAATTTCATCCGGGGTATTCATCACCAATTCGTAGGCTGAACCCCCAGCGTCACCACCCGCCATCGCAGCGTTAGTCACGATACCGGCACCCAAACCTAAACGGCTTGCGGTTTTCTCTGCCAGTTTGAGTAATTGAGCTGCTTTCTGTGTGCCTTTAATAGCTAGACCGGGGCCAGCAAAAGAACCAACCGCTTGACCGGCAGCTTGCAGGGGGTTTGTGGCTACATATTTAGCAGCGGCTGAGACTTCTTCGCCTATGGTTTTAGCTTCTGCTAAATTACGCTGGAACTCTTCGCGCCCAGCTTTAACCATATCACTCTGTGATCTTTCGCCCTCTTTAATTATTTCATCTACTGCTTTGGAGAACGAATTACCCGGGGCTACAAAGTCAGCCGCTGCTTTAGCTCCGCCCGCCGCTGCGTTTGCAATACTGATTACAGTATCGTTCATAACAGCAAATATGTTGCGGGTCTTTGGCTCAAGCTTTGGCTCAGCGCTTAACTTAGCCTGTATAGCTGAGATAACCTGCTCTCTCGTAGCTCCTTCAGGCCCGTCAATTTCATACGTTTTACCGCCCGGGCCTTTGATTTCGTAAGTAGGCATCTTTAACCTTTAACGCGTAGTTCACCCCAACCAGAAGTATCCGCTTTAGATGAACCTGCGGGGGCTGTCTCTTTAAAAGCTTCAGGATAGTCTTTCTTATATCTCGCTTCAATTTCTCTGCGGGTTGTAGAGAGTTCACGCTCAATCTGTTCAATCTGCGGCTGATATTTTTTCTGAGTTTCTGTAGGCATTGATTTGAATCTATCAAGCTGTTTACGTTTTGCCTCAGTTTGATCTTTGTATGCTTTATCTATGGCTTGTTCAACCAAGCGCCTTTCTTTATCCGCTCTCGCTTCACCGCCACCACCAGTAGCAGCCGCACGTAGCGCCGCCGATTGAATACTAGCTTGTTTCTGCATTTCCGCAGAAGCCATTTGCGCGGCTGACGTTCTCTTATTCTCAAACTCATGCACTTGCAGTTTGCTAATATCTAAAGACAGCTTTGCGAGATTACCCTTGGCTTCTTGGTCAAGCTTATAAGCATCATCCACCCTGCCCTTTTTCTCCATGAGTGCGGCGCGGTCTAGATCATTTATGCTCTTGTTAATTTCTTTCTGGAGTGCACGAGCCTTGTCCTGATCTTCAATCAAATCAGGTATGGTGTTATTAATAGACATAACCGCAGCCCTTAAAATCGGCCCGGGCGTTGAACCAAACTGAGCAAACATCTGTGCCCAACGCAAGTACTCAGCTTTCTTGGCGTCGCCCTGCGCCCGCTCCAAGGCTTTCTGTTGCTCAACCTTTTCATTCTGAATCATGGCGATTGGGTCAATCCCATACTTGTCATAGAGCTTTTGTTTACGCTCCATCTGACCTTCTATACCTACATCCGCTTCTGTTTTAAAGCTTGTTTGCTGCGCTTTTAATTCTTCAAGCGCTTTATTTGGCTCCGCAGCAATCCGCTTGTACTCAGTTTGAAACGGACTAGTATCTACCGCTGGCTTAGGCGCAGCGGCTTTCGGACGTGAGGCAACCGGTGGGGCGGCTTTCTTAGGCGCTTCGTCTTTCTCTTTAAACGGATTGTCTACTTCGTCAACTTTATTACCTTCTTTAAATGCAACTATCCCGCCACTAGCCATACCACGCACTTTATCGCGGCGCTGCTTCTCAGCTTGAGCAATCCCTAATGTCTCAGGGTCAGTGTCTTGTGGGTTTGTTTTCTTCTTAAGCTGGTCATCAGACAGCTTCTTCATCATCCCCGGCAGTTTGTATGGGTCAACGCCTGACGCAATCCCGCCGCCAGCCATCTCTTTAATGTGCCCGCCTTCCGCTCTGCCGCCATAAGCGTTATACATATTAGCAGCGGCACCCATAAAACCGATGCCCTGTTGAAACATAGAGGGTTGTGCTTGGTACATCTGGGTAGATGACGCTTGCATCGGCAAGCCACGTAGCATGTTAGACAATGTGCCTAACTGAATGAACGGGTATTGCTGCTCGGTAGCGTAATCTTGGATAATCTGGTTTAGACGCGCTTGCTCGTAGGCTTGTTGTTTTGCTCCTATGTCGTACTGTTGGCCCATTAAGCCCATTTCCTGCTGGTATTGCTGAGCGCCGAATTGACCTAGCTGCTGTGCGCCCCGCATTGCTTGATCGTAACTGCGTAACCCTAACTCAGAGCCAAACTGACGCGACTGTTCTGAAGCTCGTTGGGCTTCTAGGCCATAACGCGCGGCGGTTTCCGCAGCGGTCATCTGTTGACCGTAGCCAAACTGACGAGCTTGCTCCCCTAACTGTTGTACACCCAACCGTGCGGCTAGGTTTTGCTGGCCTGTACCAAAGCCCATCTGCTGATTAGCCAATGATGCTTGTAGAGCGCGTTGTTGGTCGATTTGGAACTGCTGTGCGCCTTGCTCAAACGCTGCTTGTGATCCACGCGTCTGAATATCTTCCATCTGCTGACCTAGATTACGCTGGCGCTCGGCCTCAACCATTGCAGACCTTGATCCGCCAAACGCGCCTTGCTGCGCAGCCTGTGCTTGCTGTTGTTGACGCATGATTCCCGACTGACGCAGTGCTTCGCGCTTGCCGATATCTGTCACCGCTTGTTGGTACGGCGACATGTACTGCTGCATTACGTTAGGGTCGATGAACTTACCCGTGCTAACATTCTCCGGGCGCTCCATTTGGTACTGTTGCAGGTCGGACATGGAGTACTGTCCGGGGGCGCTATATTGAGAGTTAAATGAAGTTGGGTCATACTTACCCGCCCGCAGCGAACCCGTAATAGCTTGGTTTGTGTAATCAGAAGCAAGCCCCGTCTGTCCGGGTAGCTGATATCTTTGCAGGTTGCCCATTGCCTGCGCCTGCATAGGAGTAAAACCAGCTACTGTTTCGCCTGTGCCCGCGCCGTACTTTTCCTCCATCGCCGTCTTAAAAGACTTGTACGGTTGGAAACCAGTGGCCTTACCATCTTCAAAGTTAAATATTTGTCTTTCTGTAGCGCCCATCATCCGCTCAACATACGGTTGAGCGTACTCAGGAATATTTGAGGTCTGCGAATACGTGTAGTTAGGGCCGCCACCGCCCCCGCCCGGATAAACCCGACGACCGTCATTGCTGTAACCGTTAAACTTATTCCTGATAATCATAATTTTTTCCTCATTACCTGATGGGTTACTTCCAACCCAATCTTTTCGTACATCTGGACTATTGTTCCCTTAGCCCATAACTGCGCGACTGTAGCGCCGTGGGCTCTCATCCAGTTGTACAACTCCTCAATGACGTGAGGCCGCACAATCGCTTTACCACCCATCAAATTACCGTGCGCAACGCGCTGCGTCGGGTAATCAATAATGTCTATCGCTGCTGCACCTGTAATACCCTCACCCGGTTCTTCCCACACTACTAAGTAAGTACGCCCAGTACGAATAGCGTATTCAATCAGCTCAATCTTGTTTAAATCTGGATCAAGATCAATCGCTCGCTGTAACAACGGTGCTGCTATAGGCCAAACTTGGGGTAACTCGTTAGGGTGTATCTGATATAAGGGCATATTTACGCAGGCAGGTGTTTGTCAGCTTTACTATTAACTGCTACTTTCTTTTTACCGATACTCTTTCTGCGGGTGTTTTGAATCCGCTCCATCATCGCGTAAAGCTTTCTAGCCCCTGCTTCAGTTGAGCCATTGCCCAACTCAGAGACGATACGCGCTGGAATTACAAACTCACCATCAGCAAGACGAGCAGGCTGACGTTTACCAATGACAGCAGGAATAGAATCCGAAACTCCATCGCCGGGGCCTCTCAAAAGTCGTCCACCATCGGAATAAGAACCCAAGTTACCCATGATGCCACCTTGCGCGGCCTCAATTGGGATGTCCATGTAGTTATCTATATCGCCAAGATTAGTCTTAGGCATTTCCGCTACGGGCACTTTGGATTTTTTAGCAAGTCGTGCGTATTCATCCATAGCAGCAGAGTATGGGCTGCTTAATTGTTGTTTTCTACTACGAGGAATAATTCCTTCGTCGAACTTTTTGCCAAGGGCTTCTACATCACTTAATTGCTTCTTACGTTCTTTTTCCATTTCGTCATAGCTTTCCCCTATCCCTCGCAAAGCGCGTTGTTTGCGAGTCTTTAGCCCGTACTCTTTTGCATCTGCTTTTGAAATGCCGCCGGACGCCATACGTGGCTCTCCGGTATAACGCCCAACCGGAGCGTCTAACGCTTGGGGAATTACATTATTTGGCATTGGGCGCTGCACCATCGGGTTGCTATACATCGGCGTCTGGTACTGCGACTGCGGATACATAGTGTTGTCACCAATTGCATTTTCTGCGGACATCTGTTCAACGGGGCCACCTACTGCAAACTTCTGATATTCGTAAGAACGCTCAAAAGGTTGAGGAGTAGCTACGCTAGGCTTAAACTTACTCATATCCACCATACTCTTGTATTCTTTCTTTTCTGGTGGCTTGGGTTTATTCATAAACTGCCCAGCGGTCATTAGTCCAATACCGGTTTGCAGTGGGTTATCTTGCGCATACTGCAACGCAGCCTCAAAGCCTCTCTCGAGCGCACTTTTTGGCGCTAAAGGAAATGCCGTTTCTTTCATCCCCATTAACTGCTCCGTTGGGGCTGACGCCATTTGTGATATACCTTTGTCAGACGCTGCCCTAGCAAGGGTGCCGGGATCGTTATATGGGGCTCCTCGCGGTAGGAAATTCTGTGTAAGTTCTGGTGGTGCGTTACCTAAACCAGCCGCGTCTTTAAATGCCATTGGCGAGCTACCGGCAGGTGGGGGTGGAGCGGCAGGCGGAGCAGCAGGCGGAGCAGCAGGCGGAGCAACAGCCACAGGCGGAGCAGCAGGTGGGGGTGGGACAGCAGGTGGGGGTGGAGCAGCATAAGGAGGAATAGGTGTCGTAGTCGCAGGATTAAAATAAGCAGAAGGGCCGGCGCCTTGCATAATGCCTTGAGTACCTGCCTGCGTTGCGGCTTGCGTTGCGGCTTGCGTTGCGGCTTGTGTCCCCGCCTGAGTAGCAGCTTGTTGTATGCCAGCTTGTGCAGCCTTTTTCATAGCGGCTTGAATAGTAGCCTGTTTAGCTGCTTCTACTGCAGCGGTTTGAGCGGCAGCAGTCCCGGCAGCGGTAGCGGCGGTAGCGGCGGTAGCGGCGGGTATAGCGGCGGCAGTGGTAGCAGCAATAGCGGGTGCGGCGATAGCGGACTTAGCAATAGCAGCGGCGACAATTTGTGGCATGTCAAATCTCCCTCTTCATCAATACAAGCCCCATGTTTTGCCCGTACTGGTGTAAACCAAACATTTTGATAAGTTTTTGCGCCTTCTTATCATGTTCTAAAGGCGTTGCATAGACCTCATTGTACCCCTCAGCCTTTAACCCGGGGGCGACAACATTAGTAAAAATATTACGGTACCGCTTAAACTTAGAGGGCGACCACGCCCCCGTTTCTATATTCAAATGCAACGCCACTTTTCCGATGTCAAGCATATAGTCACAGAGAAAAGTCACCTCTGCATCTTGGTAGAGAGTTCTGCGGGGGATCATACTTTTATCTTCACCACGTTGCCCGCAGACGTGTCGTAGTACAGGTCGCCTATCCGTAAATTTGCCAGATCGGCTTGTGTTGGTAGGCTGACAATTCTAGCCTGCGTTAGCTGGTTCACGCTACTGTAGTTCTGGGCAGAAATAATGTCGGTTCCCACAATTTGCGTAGACCCTGAAGACGGCCCCGGATTATCCAACTGCTGAAAATACTGGCGCAGGATGTTGTTAAGCGTGTCTTGATACTGGCGGTCGTATTGAACGGGAGCCAAGGGGAGTACAGGGGCTTTGGTTGTACCGGTAGACATTCTTAGTTCCTTCCATCAGGACGCACGTCCATACGTGGCACGCCTAACTGCCACTGCGTACCTAGTCTGTTTGATGACACCCGCAAGGCCATCTGCCGCCCCCGCACTCGGGTGTAGATAATCTCCGTAAACTCCTGCACGTTGTAGCTGTTTTGTGTAGCGTACGTTTGTGGAGGGTCTCCCCCAGCGGAAACCGCAGCAAACCTAGAGTTGTTGTAGGCAGCGCCGGGGTTTTGACGGGGGCGTAGCGTAAAAGTAGCCGTGGGGCGAGCGTCTTCCGAAGTGGAACCGCCCGTAAAAGACCCGTCAAAAGTTATGTCTGGCAGCATACGCCACACAAACCCGTAGTTGTGCCCGTCACCAATATCAAAGTCCGAAGACTGTACATACGAAACGATGGCTCTTTCACGTATCTGTGCGGCCTCTACATACCCATCATTTACATTATTTTCATGGAACACCACATAGTTGTCAGAGGTTGTGGCTTGGGGGAACTGACGAATTGGGCTGTCCAACCACGCAGTTCTATCTAATGAACCGTAGTACCAGACGCGGTCTAAGTAGTTAAAGATGACGTAGCGGTCTATAGTAGTGTTTGGATTTTCAACGGTGCCAGTACCATCTGCGCCTTCTATTGAACAGTAGAACCACCAAATTTCACTATAGCCTTCATTGCTGCCAGCGAAGAACTGCGCTTCTTGGTTTCTATTAATACTAGAGAATACAAATTGACGTACCGCGCAAGGCAGCGTCTCAATACGGCCTGAGTACACGTAGAACTTATCGGTGCCCATCCAGTACACAACACCAGCAGCGGTAGCAATCGCATTTGGAGACGCAATCGATATGTTGTCGGCGAGCAGTGTGAAACCCCAGACCAGTGGTGGGCCTAGATACTGCATGGAGTAAACCGCTGCGTCGGTGAAGACAACAATTTCTTGACGTGTTTGCAGTGCCCCAATAATCTCTGACCCCCGTGAAAGCCGGAAACTACCTGCTTGGTTTAGCAGGCTTGGTGTCCAGTTCGTATAGCTTTCCTGCGCACTCCAGCGCACCAACAGGGGGTCTAGTGCTGTAGTACCGTATGCGCCGTAGTCGTTGCAACCAAAGGCAATTACGATACGTGTCGAGTCCGACACCATGATCTGATTAATAGTGCTTGGGACATCAGTACCAGAAACGAGAGCGCCTCGCGTAGTAAACGCAGGGGTTGCACCTGCGCCCGGGTCCCACACATACAACGCGCCGCCACGTGGACTGAATAACAACTGTTCACCAAAGTTTGACTGGCTCCACAAACGCAACTGCAAACCAAAGCCTGTAGTAAAACCTGAACCCCAACCACGACTTGCGCTTGCAATAAGAGAGGCATCTGGATAACCCACAGTAACATTAGAGCCACCACCTGAACCAGTCGATGTAGCATTTACTGTAGGAGGGTAATTGCCGTTGGTAATAAAAGTAAACGTGTTTGCGTTAGTAACCGTTATTTCTACTGTGCGGTTAATAAGGTTTGTACTAAGCCCCCCAATCTCTAATAGCGAAGCAGTGCCTGTACCAGTACCCACGCCAGTAGCGGTAAAAACTGTACCAACGTTGTTATTAATTGCACCAATTAAAGTGAAGTTAGTCGATCCACTATTTGTAGAAATAATTTGATACTGCTTACCAATAACAAAAGACCCTGCCGTTACTGTTACTCCTACAGCCCCACTAATAGACACATAGGCAATAGATGCAACTCCAGTTCCAGAACCTATGCCCGTAGCAGTAAATATAATCCCTACTGTATTGGCTGATGCCCCAATGGCTACGAAGTTTGTAGTCCCTACACTCACAATTTTGTATGAACGCCCAACAACAAATGACCCCGCATTGGTGTTATACCCATGTGCTGTTTGTGTCACTGTAACTACGTTGCTGCCGCTAGTCGTAGCTATTGGGTTTGCCCCTAACATAGCGACCAAGTATGGCGACCAAGGCCCTGCGCCCCAACCAGTTCCTTCGGTATAGATAGGTAGGCCAGTGTTAATTTGATATGCAATCGTTAGCCCCGTCATGGTGGAGCTAGATGCGGTGGTGTTGGCGGTAACCGAAAGCTGTACTTGGTACCGTACACCAGAGAGGACGTTAACAATCTGGAACTCGTTATTCAGTACCGCTGCCGTGACGTTGCCGCCAAGCGTAGTAGCCCCCGCCAATGTAACGAAGTCGTTGACCTGTAATGAATCAGCGCCTGTGTCTGTAATCGTTAGTAGATTGGAGCCGTTAGTAACGGCAAGCGTGATCTGATTAGATGGGTTAGTGTTTGTCTCACGTAGGGGGGTGACATCAAAATACGCGCCGCCGTTCTCGACGTAGAATTTAAGATTGGTGCCAAGCCCGAGCAGGTTGTAGTTTTTTAGCGTTACCCAATTCCAAAGTGATCGGCACACGCCTAAGAATGTATTAGCAGACAGTGGCGACCAACCGCCAATCTTCTCAGGGTAGCCGGAGCGAAACCGCACCTTGTCGCAATCAAACCAACCGCCTTCGTTGGCAAGCGTTGTGCCCTCTCGGTTTACACCGGGGCGAAACTGTAGGTTCTGTAGTGGCATCGTAGCCCCTTACATAGCGGCGATAACAAATGCCAGCAACTCGTTGTATCGCACACCTAACTGCGTCACTTCTGTTGCACCTTCGACCGGCGAGTAATACACAACTCTTTGCGTTCTCATTTCTTGAGTGGGGGGATATAGCCGCTCTTCCGTTTTCTCCCACCATGTGTCAGAACAGAACAAGCCATAACGGTTAGCGTCTAGCCCCTCTGCTGTGAAGGCATCGCGTACTTCTTGAGCAATCACACCGACGTGGATACGGGCAGCAGCGCCTTTAGCTTCTACGGCACCCTTAAATCGGAACTTCTTAATCAGTCCCTTGATGCGCACAGCTACTCGCTTCTCAGCAGCGTCAAGGTCAGCTATGTCTTGTTTTGCATTAGCGTCGGACGTATTAATTGTGCCATTCGCTGCAAAGACTTCTGCCCATCTGTTCCCAGCAAGTCCTAACGACAGCGCGTTATCCGCGTTAGGTTTAAACGACCCGTTTTCTGTAATTACGCGCGGCTGGCCACCAGTGGCTATAAGAACTTGGTTGTTTGCATCTGGCCCAGAATATATTGATTCATTGTTGACACCGGTAGTAAAGTTATACGCCCCATTAGTAGAAATATAGGTAAGAGCCGTTACTGTGCCCGTGTCGTCGATAGTCACCACTGAGTTTTGGATTAGCTTACCAGTGGTCGAATTAAACCTAACAACCGCATTATCTGTTGCACTTCCCGGTCCAACTACATCGCCTGCGGCAGCTGTCCAAGACAAAACACCAGTGCCGTCAGTTTTGAGAACCTCGTTGGGGGCACCGTCATCTGCTGGCAGGGTTAAGGTATAACTGTTAAGAAGTGAGGCAGGGGATTGAAGAGTTACAGAATTTGTTCCGTTGTCTGTATCTACAAACAACTGAAGTTGTGCTTGCCCCGCCGCTGTTGCGCGGAACTGATATGTACGTGCAGTAGTAATAGAGTTTCCTGTACCCCCGTACACAGCAACTTGGTTAACGTTTGCTGTTGGTTGAGTGCCAGTAAAACTTACACCACCGGCACTTGCTGCCGTAGTTGCATTAAATGAGGAGTACCACTGCGTAGTTGACGAAGCGTTGAACTCTAGCAGTCCGTTAGTAGGTAAGGAAATAGACGTTAAAGCTTGGTCAATAGCAGCACCCGCCGCAGGGAACACGTTTACCGTGTTTGCCCCTTTGTTAACGATAAGTACTTTACGCCCAACAGTGGCAGCAGGGAGCGTTACGCCGGAAGGGCTACTAGCCGCTGAAGTGATTACGTTATAGTCAGAAGTAAGTGGTCCTTGTCCTTGTGCACTAGACCCCGCAGTTACGTTTGCCGTGGTAGAGACTTTGGCGGCGACCAAAGACGGCGTTGTTATTAGTGGGCTAGTCAGCGTCAACGCGCTGTATGAATACCAACGCAAAGTAGTGGCGGCATTAAACTCCAGCACACCATCGACAGGAATTTGAGTAGACGCGTTTGTTGCCAGCGCATCAATTGCCGCACCAGTTGCCGGAAAGACATTGATCGGGTTAGCGCCTTTGTTGACAATAATAATTCTGCGGCCTACTGTCGCAGTGGGCAAAACTACACCAGATGGGTTAGCTGCCGCCGTAGTAATGATGTTGTAGTCAGCGGTAAGGGCCGTTCCGCTTACTTGTGAGTTAACCCCCGCAGTCACGGCTGCATTAGTTGAGAACGTCTCGCCGGACAACGACGGTGTAATTAAATCTGCGTTGGTAAACGAAACGCTGCCGGAGATGTAGTCCACAGCATCATGAAACTCTATGCCATCTGAACGCACAAAAGCCGTTTTACCTGCGGGGATCGTATATCCAGCACCAGCCGCCGTGGTGTTGCCAATAACAGTAGAACACCAAATATCCGCGTTATATGGCGTGTCGTTTTTAATGACGTACAGCTTAGTAACAGGCGGGGCAAAGACGTTAAACGCATCTGTCCAACTACCGGTTTGAAACACTAACGCTGCGCAACGCGCTTGATCTGCCGCACCATTAGCAGCAACCAACGCCTGATCTTCAGCGTCAATAGTTACCGTAGCCGCACCAGAAATAGCGTCTTCGATTAGCGTGCCTAAGTTGGTGTTGGTCGTTGTGCCCCATGTACCAGACTGTTCACCGTTGGCAATCAGTTCAATGCGTAAATCGGGGCTGTATGTACTTGGCATGGCTATTCCTTACAAAAGTTTGCACTCGGCTTTTCTGCGTCGGGTTAATCCCGGTAAAACCCGTCCGTTTGCTTTATTCCACCGCATTAGTTCTGTCTTAGCGCCTTCCCAATCCCGCTCGGCTATACGGCGACGTAGCGTACTGGCACGGTACCGAGGCACGCCCAAATTATAGGCAAAATCCCCCACAGCTCCTAGTATTTTGGGGTACGCAATCAGGTGGGGAGACGCTTTTAACACCCCTGCTATATACGTGTGCCGTAGCTCATGCAGCAACCAATCCTCGGCAGTCTCCTTGGTAATCGGCGCATCGTCCATCGTCACTTTCGTCCCATCTGGCTTATAGACCGTGCCGTACCCAATCGTCGGGTAGCCCGCCGGGCAAATGTAAGGCTTTAGCCGCAACCCCTCAAAAGGTCGACAAATAGCAGCAGCTACCTCTACCGCCTCACTTACTGACCCGGTCATACACTCGACCCACAAACCAGAAGCTGATGATCATGAACATAATGGTCATGTCGTCTTTTGTCCAAATGCCAATCAGAACCTCTTTCCAGTTGCCGCCTTGCATCATTGCTAACTCAAACATGGCGTACTTGACTAGGAAATAAGCGGTAACAAACAGATAAGTGATGCCCGGACGTACCAAAGCTGATACACCTGCAATAAACTTCCCCGCAGCGGCAGCGGTTTGACCCTGCTCCTTAAACGCCTCAGACATCGCGTCCATCTCAGCCATCGTCATCTCGGCTTCGGTCTGGCGCATGGCGATCTCGCCACGCACTTTGGCAAACTCCATCTCAGCATTCAGCATCGCAAGTTCATGCTTGCGTTCGCCAACACGGTCAAACAGCTTAAACGCTTCAGGGGCTAGTCGCAGTAGCCCACCAAATACACCGCCAAGAAGAGTTTCGAGCATATCTACCTCTTACCAAGACCAAATAAATACTGCGCCATCACCGCCACGACCGCCAGCTGAAGCATCCTCACCGGAACCGCCACCGCCGCAGCCAATGCCGCCGCGACCACCACCGGTGCCAACAGTAGTAGATGTTGTGCCGCCAGCACCGCCACATCCGACAAGGATCGGCTGGGTAATAAAATATCCATCAGCACCGGCTACAGTACCCCCAGCAGTTGCGGCAGGTAAAATGGTGTAGCCATAATTAGGCGTTACTGAACCACCAGTTCCCGACGCGCCACCAGCACCCCCAGCCCCACCAGAAAGAAAAGTCGTATTTGATGCGGTTTGGTTCGTGCCAGACGTGGTATTGCTACCCGCAGCCCCAGCTTGCCCAGCGATAGAGACAAATATTCCAGCTGCGCCGAAATAATTATTTGAAGATGCTGTGCCTGCAGCTCCTGCAGTAACAGAGCCAGTACCAGATGTCCCACCATTCGCGGTTAACAAGTTATAACCCGTTCCGTCTTTTGCTTGATATACGACTGTCGAACTACCTGCATTAACGCCAGATGTCCCACCTGCTCCAACGGTTATTCTTAGAACATCTGGAATAAAAATGGCTGGGCCTATCCAAGAAGTGATTGCGCCTGATCCGCCACCACCCCCGCCGTTGGTAGCTTGTCCATTACCCCCACCGCCGCCGCCACCAATAAGCATAAAACGCACCATCGATGCACCGCGAGGCTTCACCCAATCACGAGCCGTACCGCCGCCGTAGAACTCTTGGTAATTTGCACCTTGTGGTGTTGGCGTATTAAATATATCTAGCATCGCGTCACCATGTAATTATTACTACGAGACCATCGCCGCCTTTAGCTCTTCTGTTGTCAGAGGTATCGATATAACCGCCGCCACCACCAGAGCCTACGCCGCCAGCACCACCCACAGCTAGTGATGTGGATGGTGATCCAGCCCCACCACACGAAACAATTATTGGTTGTGTTTGAAAAAACCCAGAACCGCCACCACTGTTATTTGTGTATCCATAGTTAGCCGTTACTAAAATTATAGTACCCGCCGCACCAGCCGAGGTAAATGTTGTTGAAGAAGCAGGTGGTGTGCCACTGTAAGTGTAATCTTGCCCCGCTATAGATTGGAAAAAACCCATAGCCGTGAAAAAGTTTGCTGTCATTGCAGCTCCACCGGAAGCCGTACCGGTTGGATTTCCTCGTGTCAATCCGAAGCCGCCAGCAGCAGTAAGTAATGTGTATCCAGTACCGTCTTTTTGTTGGTAAATTATAGAAGTAGTACCGCCAATCTCAGCAGTTCCGCTATTTCCTCCCAAACCCCCTCTTGCTACGCTCACTCGAAGGACATCAGGAATGAGAAAAGCTGGGCACATAAAGTTAGTAACAGCAGCAGAGCCACCACCACCGCCCTCACTTCCGCCATCACCACAAGCACCTCCGCCGCCGCCGCCAATCAATGTAAACCACACGAACGATGCGCCTTGAGGCTTCGTCCAGTCAGAGGTCGATCCACCTTGCGAAAACATCTGAATATCCGCACCCTGCGGCGTTGGGTAATTTATTGGGTAGCTCATATCACCAACTCGCTATCAATGCAAAACCGGGGCCGCCTTGTACTGTATTACCTCCAGCACCAGAACCTACACCTCCACGACCCCCACTTGATCCACCAACACTAACTATTAATGGCTGAATAAAAAATAATCCTTGTGCGCTATTTGTATAACCGTAATTAGCTGCAACAGAACTACTATAAGAACCACCAGATAAAAAAGTGGTTGGAGATGCACTTATACTACCCGAAGAACCGTTTTGCCCCGCAACAGATTGATAAAACCCAGAAGCGCTAAAGTTGTTGGCAGCAGTTGAAGCTCCACCACCAAAACCGTTCGCGCTTTCTGCTCTCAACAACTCCACAGGGGTAGAGCTTGAAAATCTTCCGTAAACAGCAGTAAATCCGCCTGAATTTCCTGCTGAATCTATTTTTAAGTATAAAATGTCTGGAACATGTTGCGCAGCTCCATACCACACAGTTACAGCAGCAGACCCGCCTCCATCTTCTCCGCCACCTTGTCCACCAGAACCAATTAGCATGATATATACATGGCTTACACCGGTAGGTTTATTCCAAGAAGATCGTAATTGATTCGCCAATGAAGATTGGGGAGCATAAAACATCTGCACATCAGCGTTGGCGGTACGGAATTGGTTCTGATTCTGCGGTACGAACATATTTACTCCGGCGTATACCAGTTAGGAGTTGCGGCGTTGTCGTTGACGCAGGTGTATTCCACAATCTCTTCACCAATCAAAGTACCGTCAGCGCGATACACGCCGATGTAGCTACCGTTAGCGTCAAGATGTGCGTAACCCTGTGAGCCATCAGAAAACTGCAATTCAAACCAGCTATCAGTCTCGCGCCACATATTAGTAATCTCCTGCAACGCAAACCACCGAGTAACCAGTACCGGCTGAACCCGTCGATGTACCAAAGGTCACATAGAGCAGGTAGTTTGCATTGAGAGCGAAGTTGATCGGCAACTCAAATACTGAAGTCGCAGCAGTCTGCGAAACTGTCACCGCAGGCAGCGTGATTTCGTCGTACAGCCAAGTGTTCGTGGCGTTGGTTGTAGTGCTTGACGAGACAAAGATACGGCACACAGTCGCCGCAGGTGAACCCACAGGACGGAAGCGAATCTTCTGAATATACGAGCCGTTCGAACCCGCTGTAAACAACTTGTAATTTGTACCGGTACCATCGAGCGCGGTATTAGCGGTCGGGCCTACGATAAGGCCTGAGTTGTTTTGCGCTACCGATTGAATATCACCAGTAATCGAATAAATAGGTGCTGTATTTGCTGGCATGATTTACTCCTTAAGGAAGAATGCAGTTAATTGCGATGGCTCTGACTAGACCAATTTGAGTCCCGGGGGATGGGTCAGTCCATGTAGGCGCAGCGGCAGAACCATTTGAGGTCAATACTTGACCAGACGTGCCGAACGATGGAGACGCTCCGACACCAATAGCCCTAGATGAGTTTAGCGTCAACCCAGTATTTCCAGCGGCTTGCAAAGCAAGAACACCAGAAGCATCAGCCGTGACAACAGCCCCGCCTACGACAGTATCTGCATTAATATTTACAGGCATGATTTACTCCTGCTAATCCGACGTTAATTTATGTTTACTCAACAAGTCCCACTGCTGCTCTGGGGTCAAGTCTGGAGAGGCGACATCATCAACTCCGTCACCATCCCTGATTGCATGGATGCAGCAAAAGACTGTCTGTGGCTCTAGCGCGATGAACTGATGCACGATTCCTTTAGGTGTGACGATCAGATGCGGCGCAGTAAATTCTTGTTCGCCGTTGTCATGCTTCATCAGAACTTTACCAGTTGCCAACAGCGTGATGTGATCAAACACATGGGCATGACCTTCATGCGTATCACCGACGTTCAAGCATCGGTGCATCTTGACGAAGACGTTGTCAACGAGTTTTAGGTCAGTTACTGGGCTCGACACGGGTCACTCCAATGTTAGTTGCTGCTATCGCCGCCTCAAGTTCAGGATTACGCCAGTTGCACGATGCCTCATCAAAGACCCACCCGTCGCCTTCTGGTTGCGGCGGTATGAAAGCATCACGGGTTTGATCGTAAACAAAACCAATACCAGCGTAGTTCTTGCGCTTGTTACCGTTGTAGCTGGTTTGCATCCAGATAGTGTCTTCGCCAAAAAGCTGTTTGCAGAACGCAATCCCTTTGGCTTCTGATTCTTGACCGTCTTGCAGCAACATCTCATTACCAACAACAATGACACGAAGGACGATGTTGTTTTCGTCTAGTTCAGCAAAATGAGCCATTACTGGAACCTCCAACGAATTACTACGATACCAGAGCCGCCACTAGCCGATGCCAAATCAGCCCTGCCACCGCCACCACCACCACCTGTATTTGGTGATCCGGCTACAGCAGTTGTAACGCCACCAGTAACCCCACCACCAGCGCCACCACCACCAGCGCCACCATTCCCCCTAGTATTCAATCTCGAACTACCACCACCACCACCTGCATAAGTAACAGATGCTCCAGACAAAGAAGATGCCAAGCCAGCGCCGCCATTACCAGCAATTGAAACGGTAGCACTCCCACCAACTGCACTTTTCCCACCCCCGCCACCAGCGTTATATACACCAGATTTATCGTCACGAAATGTAGTACCACCGGCAAACCCCTCCCCAGAGACACCAATACCCCCACCGCCACCAATTCCGCTAAAAGTGCAGCCACCACCACCAGAACCTCCAGAGCCTCCGGTTGGGTCTCCACCAGAGTTGATAACGCCACCGCCACCACCCCCCCCTGTGGTTGTTACTAAGGCTCCAAACGATGAAGCGGTTCCAGAATTACCTCTGGCTTTAGTTACCCCCGTCCCACCACCCCCGACTGTGACTGTGTAGGCAATCGCTGTTAAAGTAAGACTTGGGGAAGTAGTTGTCCCTGCGGTTTTCATACCACCAGCACCGCCACCGCCACCAGCTTCAGTGCTTCCACCTGCACCACCACCAGCTACTACGATGTATGAAACCGCACTACCGTAGGTTGGGTCTGAGCCGAGTTTGTTTACAGTAAACGTGCCGGAGCCGTTAAAGGTGGCAACTCTATAATCCCCATCAGTAGTGACAGTAGCACCAACTGTAGACACATCCATATAGGGGGAAGCACCCCCAATCGATGCAATAACCCCTCGAAGAATGCCGCTCATGTTAGACCCGTACCAGAAATGATCCACTCAGTGCTAGTGACTTTTATACAAGTCGCTATGCCATTCGCCGCGAGTGTTCTTGATCCAGTTGTACCTGCACCAGCTAAACGCATCGTGTCTGTCGTGATAGCGATTGTTATGACACCCGCGCCGTTCTGGTTGATAAACGTGATCGCAGTTCCTATTGCGTATGGAACACTACTATTAGCGGGAATTGTGAAAGTCCTAGCTGTCGTATCAGCAGATGGGTGGAATATTTGCTTACCGGAGTCAGTTGCCACCAGTGTGTAAGCGGCAGATTGTGAGTTCTGTGGGATGTTGAGATAACCGATGTTAGCTGTTGCATCTCCTGCTGAAGTCCATGTAGGCGCAGCACCTGACCCCGCAGATGTCAATACCTGCCCGTTTGTGCCGTAGCCCGGAGTTGATCCAACACCAATCGCCCCTGTGGTAGCTAACGTAACAGAAGGCGTTGTGCCATTGACTTGAAGTTGCAGTGTTCCGTCTGTATTGCCGGTGCTAACTAAAGCAGTTCCTGATGATGTACCTGCTGAAATCGTACTCATTGCTGCTCCTTAAATAACTACCCAGCGTTGGCCGGACGACACCGTAACTGCAAAACCGGGTGCAATCGTAATCGGCCCCACTGATATAGCATTCTGACCTGATGGTAACGTGTAGCTGGTGTTTATTGTCGTGTTGTTAGTGATTATCGATTGATTCGCTGCACCCAACGCTGACCGCGCCGCTGGGTACGTCACAAACACATCCTTGGTTCCGGCAGAAAAATTGACTAGTGATCCAGCGTTGCTGGACGATAGAACCGTATCTCTAGACAGCGTATTGCCCGACGAGGTATACGTACCGATGCCCACTTCCCACTCAGTGCCGGTCTGCGCTGCAATAGTGTAATAGCAGGTGTTGGCGTTACCGATCCCTGCACTAAATGTCTGGAACCCCGTCACCGCACCCGCTAACGTAACCGGTCCAGTACTTGTCGTTGTCGTGGTCTCTTTGACCCTGTCTGCTTGAATAAGTGGCATATCTCACCTATACCGTGTTAATTAGCACCCACTGTGCGTCTTCGTCGGTGTCAATTTCTGTCCACGACGCGTTATAAACCTCACCCGTTACGCCTGACGCAGATACGCCAGAAAGTTGTACGATCTTACCAATCACCGGTATTACGTTGCCCGTAATACCGTTAGCAACAACACCAGCCAGAGGAGAACTAACCGTACCAACAAAGCCTTCCGCAGACACACTAGTCAACGGCAACGAAATGTCAGGTCCCGGACTGGTTATCTCACCTGATGCAGACACACCTGTCAGTGCTTGGAACACACCCGGCACCGCGCCTACGTTACCGACGAAGCCTTGCGCTTGAACGTGGTTTAAGAAAGCAGAAAGCGTAGTAGACGGACCGCCTTCTTCACCTATGGCTTCTACGCCGGTTAGCGCGACTTGCGATGTAGAGGACGTTGTTACAACACCTGTTTGTCCTGCTGCCGAAACACCGGTCAACGTCGCACCGGTGCTAAACATGAAGACGCCTACTTCTCCCGAAGCAGCAACGCCCGTCAAGGCAACTGAAATATCAACGCCAACATTACCAGCAAAGCCGTTCGCGGTAACACCAGACAACGCTATGATGGTTTCAGGCGTTCCAACAACAGTACCTACCTGACCATCTGCGGAGACACCCGTTAGCGGTATGGAGAGCCCAGAAGACCCAGTAATATCCCCAACAACACCAGATGCCAACACACCGGTTAGTGCCTTGACCTCGCCCGGAACAGCAACAACAGTACCAACCTCACCCGCTGCTTGAACACCGGAAATAGCCGTTGTACTTTCTGCTAGGGGTACAACAGTGCCAAGCGCACCTGACGCTACAACACCTGTAATTGCCTGAAACGCGTCGTACCGTGGGATAACGGTATCAACATTCCCTGTAGCGGAAACCCCCGTTAGTGCAACAGTAATAGCCGGGACAACTGCCCCATCAGTCGAACTATACGGCGCACCAGAGTAGGGGTAATTTCCGTACATGGAATCTCATCAGGTGGTTACGAGGCGCAGCAGAGCAGTCGATGTGGTGTTCGACGGCATGGTCAAAGTAAAGGTGCCCGATGTCACGGTCTGCGCAGTAAATGTATGCACGCTAACTGCCTTATTGCTCTGAGTGCTGTTGTAGATCAGGACGCAGTCAAACGACGCAAACGTCACAGGGTTACCCGATGTGCCATACACAATCGACGCAGATGGAGTCCAGTAACCTGTACCCGCAGTTGCCGAAGTGTTGGTTGAAGTCGGTGGGTTAGCGCCTGTTACGTTCACGCCACCTGCCGTGTAGTTTGCGCTGGTCACTTCGCCGGTTGATGTATATACCGTAGTCGAAGCATTGATCGTAGCACTTGCCAAATACAGCGCGGCCTTGAACGTATCAGCAGTACCTGCGGCACGGATGGGTGCAGTACCGAAGTTGTGGGTTGCAGTCATCAGTTCGCCAAGGAACGATGTGCACATGGATTGGGTATTAGCCATTTAAAGCTCCTTAAAAAGATGCGGCGACCGGTAGGCCGCTAACTGTGTATTTCTTTAATACCATGTCAACCGAACGATGCACTAGTTCTTCATCTAACCAATACTCCACCCAGTTGATCGTCTCATTGTCATTGTCGATGACGCCCGTCTTCTTTTCGAGAAGCGACTCATCCATTTCGCCTTTTGTGGTTTGAACAAGCATTTAGCCCCCTATGGAAAACGAATCAAAGCGGTTGTTGCGGTATTGGTTGGCATCGTGACGGTGTTAGTTACTGCCGTAAATGTTTTATCTGAACCAAAGTCCAGCACTGCTACAGACGCGTTGCTTCGCGTCACGTTATAGATTAAAGCCCCACGCGCTACAAAGTTAGCGCCGGGCCATGACACATCAGCAAAATCTACATACACCGTTCCAGCGTTCGGGCCTGTGGTTTCTGTGTTAATTGTCACGCCGGTCATCACCACGCCACCTGCGGTGTAGCCTGTACCTGTCACTTCGTTAGTCGTTGTGTACGTGGTTGTTAACTGTCCAATATCAGAAAACGCTGTATATAACGCCATCTTTAACGTGTCCGTTGCCAAGTTCTGCCCTGCTTGGAGCATCTCTTGTTTGAAGCTGTTTGTCAGACCTTGCTGGATCATGGGTTGACCTTAATCTTTGCCTGACCATCACGGTAAGCATCACCACGCTCCAGACCTGTACCCAGACGATTCAATTGCATCATGGCTTCTTTGTACTTGCCGTCATATAGCGCAATCAAATCCTGCTCACCTTTTAAGAAGGTGTACGCCTCAACCAACGCGCCGTATAGCAGCACGGGTGAGTAGTTATCGCCCAGCCAAGTACGCCCGTTGTCAGCAACTGTGATTGACTCTGGGTAATAGTAATAATGCAGCTCAACTGCGTAGGTATCGTCCGGTGTTGGGCCAATAATAAAGCTCAGCTCATCCGTGATACTTGTATTAATAACTGTTGGGCCAAACAAGGCGTAGTACTTGGGAAACCCCTCGTTCGTTGGGCTTGGATACGCCGCACGAATAAAGTTCACATCCTTATTCAACAAATACTCGTAGTTACCTGTACCGTCTATTACCGCCATCGAAAACACTGACAAGAAGTCGGTGGGGCAAGACAAGTACTTGTTACCTTGCTGGATGCTGCCGGTGACGTTCTTGCGCAGGGCAGGAATCTGAACGGTGTTGTACACCCGCTCTTCGGCTTGTTGGATGAAGAAGTTGAGCTGTTCTGTACCAGTAGACGTAGTGGTACCACTACCTGCGACATTCGTCCATGTATTAGACGGAAAATCGTTTTGCAGGTAGTTCTTTACCTGAATGAACAGTTCGTTGTACGTCATATCAACCCATCGGGCCTCGTGCCATTACGCCTTTAGTCGCAGCACCTGTGCCGCGAATTTTGATACCAGTTGTTTTTGCTTCTTTGTAGTTGCCTTTGCTAACTACACCACCAGCAATGTTCATCTCGTCCATGTATTTAGCGCCCTCGTTGCGGCTCGCATATGAGGTCACGTTGGTATCTTTACCCTCCATCGTGTGCGGTGGGGCATACACTTCTGCAGGGCCAACTTCTTTACCCTGCTTCTTCATAGAGTACTTAGCCATTATTTACCCCTTGAGTTGCCACGCTGGTTCATAGCACGCGCCATGTTACGTCCATACTTCTTCATGGCTTCGCCGGTTACGCCGCCTTTAGCCATTTTTTTGGCTCCGTGCATACGCTTTTCATGTCCTTCGACTGCTTTGTCAGCTACTTTTTTCATGCTGTCCATAGTTACTCCTACGAGATTGTTACACTGCCTATCTGTGCAGGTGACGTTAAAGCATTCGGTGTCAACCCTACATCATCTGATCTTGAACCACCTACCGGTGCCCATCCCCACTGAAATACTCTACTACCGCCTGACGGGTCACCAAAGTCTGTATTTAACGTCAACTGCAACCCTGTGTAGCCGGACTGCTTGTAGCTATTATCAGGGCGCGGTTCCCGTACTGCTTGGGGGTCTTGCACCGGGTACATACCTAACTGCAACTGCGGCTGATCCGGTTCCCAACACGTAGGGCACACCTTAATCGTAACCTGCTTGGTCTTGATCGTCAGCTTTTTTAACTCTTTTAGCTTGTAGCGAAACCCGCAGCGGTCACATTCTGCAATCGAGTTCTTACCACTAGCAAACCTATTACCCATTAGAAAAACATCTCTCTCGGCACAAGCCGGTCAGCAGCCTTCTCGCGGTCTTCACCTGCCGCCAAGTCCCAAGCTTCGTCATACATCAACTTCAAGGCTTGAATCCGCATCGGGTCAACTTCTGCTTTCTTTACCGCAATCATATAAGCCAGCCCTGCTACCAAGCAATTCTGAAAGCGGAACGGTATATCAATCACGTTCGTGCCGGTACCGGCATCATAAATACGCTTTAACCGCCAGTAGTAAAACACGTAGTACGGGTTCTGGGTCGTGCCTTGATCCGGCGCAGGCCATACATTAATCTGTGGGTATTTCGGTACGGCTACGTTAGACCCGACTTGCTGCCCCGACTGACGGTTAATCCAGACCTGAATCGGACGCCCTTGTGCCAGCTTGTTGGGGATAGTTGAGTAGGTCGAAACCGAAATACGAGTGATGTTCAAATCCGTCTGATTAGGGCCTTGTCCGGAATCAGTGCGAATAACATGTTCAACCAGATCAACGGTATCATTAGGTAGATCATAGGTAGTCACTCCCTGCGCTAAGTTGATCGAACCCTGCTCAATAGTCCACAGGTTAATGCCCCGGTTAGCCCACTCGCCAATCAGGAAGTTCAGACTACGCCGTGCTGTACGAAAATCATAGCCCGTACGCAACTCCAAGCCACAACGCTCAAACGCCTCTTCGAATATCTCGTTGAGGTCGGGATTAAAGCTAGTTGTGTTGGTTGTAAAGGCCATTACCTAAACCCCGCTGTCTTCTTCGCAATACTCTTGGGTTGTGCTACAAACTGCTTTCCCGCCTTCTTGCCCGCCCGCTTTGCTTTCGTCGTTGCTGCGTACTCCGCTGGGCTTAATGCTTTGATTGCCTTCTCCGGCAAGTACCTTTCGCCAGTCTTGGAGGATGGCTTCCCACTCTTTGTGCGCCATTTTTGATCCCCCCAGTTTTTAAGCGATTGTTGCGGAGCTTTCAATCTTTATACCCCCCGCCTGCTGCCTTGTACTTCTTAGCCACCAACTGCGCTTTACGGGCTGACCACTGACCAGCACCTGTGCCATGCGTTGCTGCGGCCTTTACCTGAGACACAATCCTCTTACGCAACCCGGGCTTGGTGTAGTTACCAGCAGCATTAACCTTCCCACCTTCTTTATACTGCGTGAAGTCGGTGTTATCCCGACGGGCTTTTTTCTTCCCGCCGGGCATCTTAGAAGGGTTAATCGCACCCATGCCGCGTGAGGTCATCATTAGCAGTACCCGCCTTTTTTCATGTTTTTAGCGCCAGCCATCGACACTTGTCTAGCCTTGGTCTTGCCTTTAACAGCAACACCATCGGCTTGTTTGTGACCAGCAGCCAGACCGCCCGAAGCCATCTTCTTCATAGCCATACCACCTTTAGCCATCTTGCCCTTACCGTCAGCAGCAAAAGCTGGCACTTTCTGACCATCCTTCATGACCATAGGCATACCACCACCGGCGTAACCGCCCATTGCCATCTTCTTAACCTTACCGCCTTTTTTCATCATTGCCTTTGATTCTTTCATCTCACCGCCTCCTGATTTAGTGAACTCTTGTCCCACGGTTACAGGGACGCCGACCTTCTTTGCGAACTTCGGGTTATTCGCTACTGCTTGCATGAATCTTTCTTGCTTGGCAGATTTAGCTGGCATCAGCAAATCCTTCCTTTAGTCTTACCACGCTGGGCGATACCATCCGCGCGGTTAGAAGCCGAAGACACCTTACCGCCCTTCTTAAACTCTACGCCACGACTATCAATCCCCATACGTTTGTTATCACGCATGGTTCTTTTAGGGTCTAGATCACTGCCAAGATTCATAGAATAAGGGTCTCTTAGACTAGAACCCGCCATTTTGCCAGCCCCACTAACAGAGGTTTTACTGGCACGTTCTTTACGATCCTGCTCAGACTTCCTCATGCCGCTAAGTGCTGCTGCCGCACCAAGAGCCACACCCGTACCAGCAAGAGCCGCTGCCGTACCACGATTGGTTGGCTTTTTAGTTTCGCCCTCGTCCTCGTCCTTTTTACTAGCCGGACGCTCGGACTCATCAGGACCTTTATCTTTTTCTTTCAGCTTGGTGTTGTACTTCTCACCATTCCACTCAAAGCTCTTCTTGCCCTCTTTGCGGGCTTCGGCAAAGGCTTCTTTAAAAGTAGAGCCCTTGTCGTCGTAGTGTAGTTTCTCTTTCATTAGCAAATTCTCCCTTTGGTCTTGCCGCGCTGAGCAATGCCGTCAGCACGAGCCGACGCTGAACTAACTTTGCCGCCAGATTTCATGCCGTTTCCTTTAGGTGGCAAACTTTTACGCGCTGCTTCGCCAACCGATTCTGCAAAACTTTTTTCTTTTTCTTTTTCTTTTTCTTTTTCTTTTACGGGCGGCTTTGAAGGCATTAGTTTTGCGCCAAGCCCAAGTAATGCTTCACGAACAGCTTTGCGCGGGGCTTCATTTTCCTCGCGTTCTTTTTTTAGCTGTTTCTCGTAAGCCTCGTTTTCTTTCTTTACAAGCGCGTCTCTACGAGCGTTTTCAATTTCATTTTCCATAGGCATTACAGTACCCTCCCACGAGTCTTGCCACGCTGTGCGATACCATCAGCACGCTTGGACGCTGAACTTACCATTCCACCGCGCTTCATAATTGGGTTGCCCATAGTGTCGTATTGAATCTCATCTGCTCCACGCTGCTTTTTCTTTTGTTCTTCACGATAGCGGCGCATGGAGTCTTGGGCTTTATCCAGACGTTCTTTAGTCAGGAATGTATTCTTGGGACCCATACCACTTGTACTAAATTTAAAGTTACCTTGTGACCCAAGTTTTGCTGGCGCTTCGCCTGAAGTGTCTTGCGCAGCGGGAGTTACATTCTTTGGCTTTTCAGACTTCGGTGTTGCTTTTTTAGGTTTTGGCGTAGGGTAGTTATCACTACGCATTACTGCTTCATCAGCGCCTTCTGGAATGAGTTCAGGGCGACCTTTCGACGCGGCCATAGCGCGTTTTTCTCCGGCGCTAATCGTCTTTGGTTCTTCCTTTGGCTCCGCTTTCGACTCTATAGCGGGGGCTTCTGCATCTTTCTTGCCGCTTCTGAACTCTTTGACTTTACGAGCGTAGTCGCTGTCGTCTTTGTCCTTATCTTTCAACTTCTTATACAAGTCGTAGCCAATCATGCCTAGACCTATTCCGGTCAAGATGTCGCCACCACTAGCAAATTTTTTAGTTTTGCGTTTCATGGTTTACACTTTTTGGGCAATAAGTTGGTCAATTTTTGCTTCTAACTTATTAAAGCGTTGGTCAATGTGTGTAGTGATACGCTCGACTTCTGCTTTAGTAACGTTATCCCGCGCTATGTCTACACGGGTATCATTAAGA